TCTTGTTGATGGTTTCCTGATTTTCCGTGAACTTCTCCGACAGAATCCCGATGACTGCCTGAATCTGCTCGAACACGGGACGGAGGAAGTTCGTCACCGTCGGCACCACATTGTCCAAGAAGATTTTCACGAGCCGCATGACCACAGGCGCGACATGGTCAGCGATGAAGCCTGAGAAGGTCTCCAGCACCGGCATCACATCCGACATGAAGAACGCGAACGCCTCACCCGCCGCCGGAACAAGATGGTTCAGGAACAGGTCCGCAATCATCTCAATCTTCGGACGGAAGAACGTGTCGAACAGTCCTCCGGCCATCTCGATTGCCGCAGGGAGCTGCTCGCCGAGCGCCGCAATCGCAGGGCGAAGACTCTGATACCAAAACGCCGAAAAGTCGCTAGACAGACGATTGACAATCTCCTGAACGCGCTCCATCCCACCGAACGCCTCAAACATGCCCAGCAGTTCGGGAACAAGCTTCGATCCGATAGTGAGGAACACGTCGCCGATGGCCGACTGAACAAGGTCCATCTGCGCGGAGAAGGTCTGCAACTGCTTGTTCGCAACCTCTTCCGTTGTCCCGCCAGCATCCTTCAATGCGGACTCGTAGTTCCGCATCTGCTCAGAAGAACCGAGAACGAGCTTGATGTTGTCAGCGACAGAACGGGTCAGGCCCAGCGTGTCGAGTGTCGCAGCCTTCTGCGCGTCCGACATCGGCCCGAGGACCCGCTCAAACTCAGCCGTGACATCGGCCATGTTCCGCAGGTTCCCCTCAGCATCGAACACTTGCAGGCCGAGGTTGGCGAACTCGTCGGCGTTCGCAGCGCCAGCACGGGTGATGTCACGGAGCATGACCGACAGGCGCTCGCCAGCCTCCGCACCCTTCACACCCTGATCGGCAAACACCGCGAGGACTGCCACGCCCTCTTCGATGGACTTGTTCGCCACCGACAGGGCCGCACCAGCCTTGTTCGTGAGTGACCGGGAGAACTGCTCCACAGAAGCGTTGGCGAGCGTGTTCGCCTTGACGAGCACGTCGGCGACCTGCGCCATGTTCTCCATGTTCGCCGCAGCATCATCACGAATCGTCAGACCCAGCGCAGACTGCGCGTCCGTCAGAAGGTCCGTGGCCTGCGACAGGTCGAACATGCCCGCCTGGGCGAACTGGGCAACCTGTGGCAGCGCGGCGATGGAAGCCTGAGCGTCCAAACCAGCCGACGCGAGGAAGAAGTAAGCCTCAGCAGCCTCGTCCGCAGAGAATGTCGTCGTCTTCGCCACCTCGCGGGCGGCCTGCGACATGTCCTGTTCCATCGCGGAGGACACGTTCCCCATGATGGCCGTGGACTTCGTCATCGCAGCGTCAAAGTCCGCAAACGCCTTCACAGAGGCGATGCCGATAGCCGACGTGATAGACGCTGCGGTGGCGACCAGTTTCGCGCCGACAATGGCAAACCCGGTGACGGCACCCGCCGCCGAGTCCATCGCCCGCTTCAGACCACGAGACTCACCCGTGATGACGACCTGAATGACGCTCTTACCCCGTGCCACAGGTCACCTCATCACAAATGCCGGTCCCTAATGTCTTCAAGGTATCGCAGGAAAACCTCTTCAACTTCAGAACGGCGCTCATCCAAAGCGTCATACAAGAACGGGTTAGGCGGGATCGGACCACCACGCCAGCCCTTCGCAGAGTTCGGACGGGACGGCCAGCCGTAATGCACCGGACCCGCATACGGCACAAGCTTCTTCCCGATACGAACCACACCGGCACGCGCAGACGCACCCGACCGCAGCGTCCCCTTCAGCGCACCAGGATTCCTGTCACGACGCCCCGGCCAGTACGGACGGCCCGAAATCTGTGATGTGCTCCCCGACCGCACAGGAACCTTCGGTTCCGCAGCCCGCTCAACAAGCTGAGCAGACTTCAGATGCGCTTCCTTCAGTTCGTCAACCGCATCCTTGCCGATAGCCCGCAGCGCCTTCTCAACCTTACGCTGGTTGACAATGCTGACCTGCATCGACTTATCGGCCACGGGACGCCTTCTTCTGCCGCTTACTCTTCTCGTTCAGAACCGCCACAATCGCCTTGAACATGTGCGGATCATCAAGAAGGTACTGCGGAGCAATCCCAGTTTCGACAGCGACCTGCGCTACGAGCCACGTCGCTGACTGCCGGACAAAGGGCGGTCGGTGCCCTCCACCATCTCAACATCGACAAGGTCATCAAGCCACGACTCGAAGTCGCCCTTAGCGCCCGACGCCTTCCAAGCGAGCCAGTAGATGTGCTCCACCTTCGACTCTTGGAAAGCACGTCCGATGCCCGTCTGAAACTGCCGCTCAAACTCGACCGACACCTTCGGGGTGACCGGGACGTTCGTCTCGCCGTCCTTCGTGACGACGCGCAGGTTGAGGCCGAACATTCAGTCTCCTATCAGGCAGTCGCTCGCGTCACAGCACCGGAAATCGGCCAGGTAATGGAAGCCGTCGCCAGCTCACCAATCGCACCGGAAACCGGAGTCCACTCCGTCAGAAGGACCGTCCCCGTGTACTTCGGGTTCGTCGCCGTTGCCGCCGTGCCGTTGGGCAGAATCTCGAACGACGCGGTCCCGCCGACGAGCGCGTTCAGCGTGTCGTCAACCGAAGAGGACGCGAAGTCCTGGTGGAAGTCGAGGGACAGGCTGTTGTTGGCAAGGCCGCCGGTACGGGTCCGAGCGGAGTCGCCGAAGGCCGTCGTCTCGACCTCCTCAACCTCCTGAGAAAGCTCGACAGACGCGACGTGGTCGGAAAGGTCAACAGAGTTGATCTTGACCACCGCGTTCGTCAGAACGATGCGGGCCATTTGCTAGTCCTCCTGCCCCGTGTCGGGCGTCGGGTCCGGCGCAACCGCCGGTGTTTTCTTGGTTGTCGCCTTCACCGGGGACAGGTGATTTCCTGCCACCAGCGCTGCAATGTTACACCCTTCGAGGTCGGCTTCTTTCAGAACGGTGCCAGCAGGCCACGGGAGCCGCGTTGAGGTGACCTTCCATTTCATGCGTAGACCTCCACGACGAACTCTACTCCGAGGAACAGCGTCTCCCCATAAAGTACCTGACCGTAACTCCGAACATCCGTCACACGGCTCGTCTGCGCGGAGCCGTCAAGGGTCGGGTCTGCGAAAATCGCTTCTTTGACAGAGTTTGCCCCGACGATGTACGGGTCGATGTTGTTCTGAGCGGCGCGGTCGTCTGCGCGAGACACGAGCAGTTGGACGAGGAAGATGTAACGGTCGATGCCCCGCTGGGCCGTCAGGTCGTACTCGATGCGCTCGGGGATGACCATTGCGACCGGAGGGCGGGGGTCGTCCAGCATTGTCGCCGACGACCGCAGGCCAGGGATCGTGGCAAGACGGGTTGCGATGCCCTGGCGAATGTCCGTGACCGACGCCATCAGAAACGAATCCGACGGAATGGCGCGAGCAGCATCGCCACGTCAGGGTCAACCTTGTAGGACACCCGCATCGCACCCATCTCACCGAAACCGGCCACGCCAAGGGGCGAGTCAAGGCGTGCGAACAGGCGCGAAGCCTGCATCAGCGTCGCCTGCTCCACCCCGGCAGGAACAGCAGGCCAGCCGTAGGTCGCTTCGACACGGACGGTCTTCCGGCCATACTCGATAGGCCAGTATCCGTCCTCAATCGGCACGATGGACGTGTACGGCCAGTCCAGCCCCGAAACCTCCGAGTTGACCGGCTCCAACTGATAGTCCACACCGGCAACGAGCGTCGTGGCGAACGATCCGTCCAGGTCGTCGTCAATCTTGACTGATACCACCGTGGTGGCATCGAAAATCGGCAGGCGCTCCATCAGGCCGGACGGGATGTATTCCTTCGTCGCGGTGCCCGAAGCCACGGCAAAATCGCGGTAACAATAGCCGTCAACGAACCGTGAGGCCGCGTCAATGGCGTTGGAAAGCAGCGTGTCATCCACGTTGTCGGTGATCCGCAGCGCAGCCTTTAGCTGGTCAACGGTGCAGTAGTTCGCCATCAGGAACCTCCGGGCACGCTCAGTCTACAGTCCGGTGCGCGAGCAATGCCCGCCCATACTCGTCGTCCGACCACGACA